GCGACGGCGCGGCAACAAGACGTACTATTTCTACGATCACGGCGGCAAGCCCAGGCGCGAGGAACCACTCGGCACCAATTACGCCTTGGCGATCAAGCGATGGGCCGAGATTGAGGGCGAGGACGCCGGCAAGGTTCTTCCGGTTACGCTGTTCAAGGACGTGGTGGCGGCCTATCGCCGGGAAATCATCCCCACGAAGGCCGAGCGCACCCAGCGCGACAACATGAAGGAATCCGGCAAGCTGCTGGAATTCTTCAACGACCCCCCCGGCCCGCTGGATGCTATTCAGCCCGTGAACGTCCGGCAATACATGCGGTGGCGCAAGGATGCCCCCGTTCGCGCAAACCGGGAAAAGGCGCTGCTTTCGCACATCTGGAACTTCGCGCGGGACAACGGCTACACGGACAAACCGAACCCGTGCGCGGGAATCAAGGGGTTCAGGGAAAAGGGCCGCGACGTCTACGTCGAGGAAGACGTCTACAGGGCCATCTGGGAGCACGCTGACGCGGTGCTGCGCGATGCGATGGACTTGGCCTATCTCACCGGCCAACGGCCCGCAGATGCGCTGAAAATGGCCGAAACCGATATCAGGGACGGGATGCTTGCGGTGCGGCAGGGAAAGACTGGCGCGAAGATCAGAATGGTGATCACGCCCGAGCTACAGGCGGTCATTGATCGCGCGAAGGCCCGCAAGGCGCCCTGCAAGATCTACAACACGCGCCTGCTGGTCAACCGGTACGGCAGGCCGTTCGGCGTGCACGCCTTGTCAGAGCGCTTCAAGACGGCGAGGAAGGCCGCCAAGGTCGAAGGTATCCAGTTTCGCGACCTGCGGGCCAAGGCGGCCACGGATAAGACCGAGGATGCCGGCGACATCCGGCAGGCCCAGAAGCAGTTGGGTCACTCCAGCGTGGTCACGACGGAGCATTACGTCCGCAAGCGCCGAGGGCAAAAAGTCACCCCGACGCGCTGAATTGCGGAAAAGTCTTCAGATTGCGGAAATTTGCCAAACCGCTTAAACCCGCGCCAGCATTGGAGGCCAGGGTCGGAATCGAACCGGCGTACGCGGATTTGCAGTCCGGGCCAAAGTTGAGAATTTATGCGGGTTTCGTGGCCATTCGCGTTCCGCAAAACCGGCATACTCAACCCCATGCAACCCGCATCGCGCCTAGGGCGTCGGAAAATTGCGGAACAAATTCGCCACGTGAAACACCCCGGCGTCGGCACTCCCTGTCGCCTGACTTCCGGGGCGCGATCATTCTCCCGGCGTCAGGAAGATGATGCTATCGGCGCACGCCGCGAGACGGTGTAGGGATTACCCTACAGCATGGGCCGCGAGATCGATCCAGAACCGTGTGGGGCGTGCGACGCGTGCGGTCGCTGCTGCCACGTGCTGTGCGAAGTCGGCATTCCGTGCTACCACTGCCACGTAGGGATATTCATGGGCCGGCGATGGTGGCGGTTCTGGCGGGATGAGTTCGACCGCTGGTACGGAACGCCGCGCGAAGATATCGACGTGGCGGAGCTCGATGCGGAACGCGCGCGAATCGCGAAGCGCTAGACCGAACCGTCCGCGCCGGCCGTGATGGTCAACGAAGAATCCGAGACAACCTGACCGCTCGATGCGTTGCGGATCTGGATTCGCAGCGTGCAGGTGATGTCGTTCGAGCCGGAACTTGGACTGGTCGCTGTCGCGTGAACATTGGCAGCGACATCGGTGTTCAGCGTCGTATAGGTCGACGCGCCGTTGGTTGATCCTGCGTTTCCTTCCTCTGAAACCGTGGTCAGCGTATACAGAACCTGGAATCCCGATGACGGCGCACCGAACGTGTTCCATGTTCCGGATGCACGTGTGGTGTTTGTGGGGACGTGCTTCGACTGGAAGGCGACGACGTCGTACGTTCCATCCGCATGCAACGTTACCGTCAGCGTTGCACTCGCACCACCCGACGCACCCGTGTTTTCCGACGCGCCGTAGGTCTGTCCGTTGATCGGCAGCGAATACTTCGCGGTGCCCTTGGCCGCAAACAAGGTGTTGAGGTCAGCGCCTTGCGATTGGATTCCGGTTGCCGCGGCCGAGCTTCCGTAGATCAGCGGCGCAAAGCGATTGTTGAGATCGCTTCCCGCAACGCTGATGCCGGTGGCACGCGCCTTCGAAGTGCCCGACAGCCACGCATCGAAGGTGTTGTCGAGGTCGACGCCTTTGGATGCAATGCCGGAAGTCACCAGATCTTCTCCAGCAGACGCCGCACTAATCCCCGTTTGCGCGGCTCGATCTTGGCGCGGTCGAGGGCGCGTTCCAGCTTCGCGATGCGCTTGGTGAGCCGGTCGACTTCCTGTCCTGCCCACATCGCCTGCTCGTACGCCATGCCGGCGTAGTTGAGGCTGTAGTAGGTCTTGCCGTCCTTGTCGAACGTACCGACGTGCTCGGGTGCGTAGCGCTTGGCGTTCTGCGCGATCGAGCCCAGACCGTACCATCCGGATTCCTTGAGCGTGTAGCCGACGAAGCGAACGCTTCGATGCAAGGGCCGCGGTGCGATCTTGCGGATGTTGCGCTTCAGGCGGCGGTCCGACGACGTGAAGTTGGCGGTGGTTGCGGTGATCGAGGCGGGGAACGACCACGCCAGAGTCGATGGATTAACAGAACACGCGGTTGAATTCGCGGTGCTGCTGTACAGCGAAGCAGCACCGCCGCTCGAAAACCATATCCAGAAGTTGGACTGGGTTCGATCGTTGAACTGCCAGCCCGCCAGCGATCCCGAAGCAATAGGAGCGTTGCCGCTAAATGTCTTGTTACCCGTGATCGTCTCGGCGCCGGCGATGTGCACGACCGCAGCATCTGGAGACAGCGAGTCCAGCTTGGTCTTGTCCGCCGCCGACATAGATCCAGCGGCCGTTTCTGTCGCCGCGCTGATCCCGATGGCCGGCGTCGTGCCGCCACTTGATGTGATCGGCGCCGTGCCGCTGACGCCGGTCACGGTGCCGCCGGCGGAAGGGTTGGCGGCGCGAATCGCGAGAATGAAATTGTTGATGATCGTGTCGAGCGTGCCGTCGTCGATCACGTTCGCATTGACTTCGTTGACGATGAACTTCGCGATCACCGCGGCCATGATGCTGGACTGCCGAAGGGTCTTGTTCACCGCGGCCGAGGAGGCCACGCCTGAAACGAAGCCCGTCGCCGTCGCCGAGGCGGCGGCATAGTCGGCCTGATCGAGGACGTTCGCTCCCGAGGCGGCAGCGAACGGAAGAAAATCATTTTCAGCCATGGGTTACTCCAAAAGAAAAGGCGCCTTGCGGCGCCTTCGGGGAATGCTTCTTGGATGCTTGAATCAGGAGACGGCGTAAGTCGCGCCAACGCCGACCGGTTTGATCGGGATGTAGCCCTGCTCGATCATGGCCTTTGCAAGCGCAGAGAGCGACCCACCCGACATGACAATGGTCATCGTCATGTCTTGGTTGTCGACGATCTTCGCGGCAACGCCGGAGCCGACGAAAACCCCCTGCAGGATGGCTACGGATCCGCCCATCGACCCGTCCCACTTGTTGGCGCCGATCTTGGCGCGCAGCATGAGACGGTAGGTTCCGTCATCCATGCGCGTAATGCCGGTATCGGGATCGCCCGGCTGCTTCCACACGCCTTGATCCCAACCGACATCGGCCGTGTCCCACGAGAAATAGACGTTGTCGATCGGGGCCGCGATGTTGCGATTCAGGCCCACCCAGATGCCAACCGCATCGAGCTGCACGCCTACGGCTTGGTCGAGGTCAAATGCCGTTGGCATCGATTGCAGCAGCGTCATCTGGTCGACAGCACACTGCGCGACGGCCGCGACAACAGCCATGAACTTCGGCTTGTCCGCGTGCCCGGACGTGATCAGCCCGGTGTAATCGCTAACCTGAGCCATCAGGACACCGTGAGCGTGACGTTACTGGTACCGCATACAGCCGCTTCGTTGAACGCAAGCGTCAGGTCTGCGCTTCCCGGTGTGCCGGCATCCAGCGCTATCAGCAGCGAGGTCACCTCGAAGGTGGCGCTGTCCGCGTTGCCGAACAAATTTGCCGGCAGGTACAGGCGAGAGATCAGCACGTCTCCACCGATGTCCAGCGCATTGATGTACGCGACTAGCGCGGCCACGATCTCGGTGCCGATGGTCGAGTTGTAGCCGCTGAGCGCCTTGATGCCGATCGAGACCTTCACCGTGCGATCGGTGGGCCTGTAGAAATTGATCGTCTGGGCGTCGCCGTAGGGGTCGGTGACCGTTTCTCCGGTCGTGCCGTAGGTCGGGGTTCCAGGCGTCTTCTTCAGCGCGATCTCTGTCGCGATGGCGAGCGCATCGCCGCCTTCCACCACCATCGCGAGGTTATGCGCCGGCACGCCATCGGCATCGGTCGCGTTGGTGTCATTCTCATGCGCAGCAACGCGCGTGACGCCGGCGAGCGTCTTCACGCCGCCCACGATGCCGTCGAGGACCGACTGCGACGGCAGCGCCGTGCTATTCGTCTGACGCGCGCGCAGTTGATCGTCGGTTTCGACCGGATCACCGGCCGTTGCTGCTGCCGGATTCGTTGCCGACTGCCAGCCAAGCGTCGGCGTCGCGATCACGTTGACCGAATTGGCCACCGCGGCTACCGCGCCGACACTCTGGCAGGTCGCGGTGACGGTAATGGTTCCCGAAGATGGAATCACCACCGTAGCCGGCAGGCTCCATCGGTTGCTGGAAGCGTCCGTGACCACGCCGTTTCGAATCGTGATGTTCGCCTGCCCCACAAGCACCAGGTCGACCGTCGAGAACGATGCGACCTCGCGCGCGATGCCGTTGATCTTGACGTTGCTGGACAGCGCCTGCCCCTGTGCCGTGGCCGGGCTGAAGCTGTTGTAGACACCGACACACACCGCGTTGATGTCCGCATAGCCCTGCGCGATCACGGCGAGGAATTGCCCGTCCTGGCTGTCGGGTCCCAGGTAGACGTCGGCACCGTAGATGCCTTGGTACTTCGCTTGCAGATAGGCAAGGATGTCCGGAAAAGCCGGCGCACTGATGCCGGTCGGACCGATGGTCGGAGCGACTGTCGAGATCGTCATGTCAAAGCGTCGTTTGCACCGTCGCGGTGCCGTAGATGGTGGTGATCGAGGCCTGCACGGTCAGCTTCCGGGTATTGCGATCGAGCGAGCTCGTGTAGGCGTCCATGGACTGCACGCCGGGCGTGTCGACGATGCGTTCCTTCAGCACAATGTCGTACGCGTCCCGCGTGTACTTCCCGAGCACCTCCGTGCGCCATGCGGTGCCTTCGGTGACATCGAGGAACCATTCGCCGGTAAACAGCGCCAGCCGCGTTTTGACTGCCTGCGCGACCGCCTCCGGTGTGTTGACATAGAAGTCGGCCTGCTGGTTGCCGAAGCTGTAGTCGCCGTTGGCGTCCAATTTTCGATACCGCATTGCAAGCTCCGGAAAAGAAAAACCCCGCCGGAGCGGGGTTGTCGTGCAATTCAAAATCAGCGCCTATTGCTGAAGCGCTTTGATGTCATCGATGCACCCGCCCATTGTTGCTCTGCACGGATCATCACTTGCAATCTTGCGGTCCGCGGCGATCGCGAACTGCATGGCCTTGAGGTCTTTCGAGTCACGTCGAGAAACGATCAACTTTGATTCGGAAGTCACCAATTCGGCGATGGCCATTTTTTCGCTTTGGCACTGCTTGAGATAGACGTACTCAATCTCCTGTCCTTGCGCTCGGCACGCCAGCTCGATCGCGCTCCCGTGCGTCGCGTCTTGCAAAAAAGCGGAATCGTTTTTCGGAACGATCGCCGCGACCAGCCACATTTGCACACGGTAATCGTCGCCGATCCAATTCTGCGCGCCATAGAAGTGGCCACGGACGAAGATCAATCGGTCGCCGTAGAAGTCGTCGGCTGCAACCGCGCCTTCTCGATATCTCATTCCGATATCGAAATCGCTGGTCCACGGCGTTGCCACTAAAGACCAGTCGGCTTGAAACTGCTAGTTACCGCCGCCCAAGTAGGTCAGCAGATCGTCTTCTAACAGATCCCCGAGGATGCCCTGTTGATTTAGTGTCAGGGCCGCGGGCGCGGCAATCGTGCAACACGAAACCAGCATCAACAGCGCTGCAAAGACATAACGCATGGCGGATCTCCATGGATTCCCGCTCGCGATCCTACTACTGCGGCGGACCCGACGTGCTGGAGCCGCTGGTAACGCCGGTGTGAATGTGGGTCTTCAGGTGCTTGCCGCCACCCACCACATCAGTGTCAGCGGTGAGCGTGGTGTCGCAGTGCATGTCGTCGTCGAACTGCGTCTTGCCGGTGAAGTGCACGTTCGGCGAATCGACGGTCATGCCGCCCGGCGCAACCGCATTGATGATCTGCCCCGCTGGGTCGAGCTCGATGTACGTCGTCCCGTCGTCACTGCGCAGTTGCGCCTTGTCCGCGCTAATGCCACTGATCTTGTTCGCCTGTGACATCGGGCCGATGTAGACAAAGCCATCTGCCAAGCTGTGCATGCGCGGCTGGTTCGGCGGCTGAATGCCCCCGCACTGCTTCCACCCTGCCGCGGCGCGCGCGACGAAGATCACCAAGCACTCATCGCCTTTCTTGATCGGAAAGGTAAAGGTGCAGCCTCCGCCTCGCGGGAACATGACGGGCAAATCTGGGAGCACCGGCAACTGCACCGGAGTTATCGAATCATCCGGCGCGGTGACCAGCCCGTTGATGCCGGGCTGCACCGTAGCGGTGTTCGCGTCGGCATCGTAGGAAACAACATAGCCTGGTAGCGCGGTCCATACACTACTGACGAGGCTGTTGAAGGCGACTCGCATTGCCTCCTGATCGTCGCGGTATCGCTCTCGACTATCCATTGTCTGGAACCGCCAAGAGTGTGGGGCCGGTTGCCGGCTTGGCGGCCGACGGATCGACGGCGACGCAGATCATGTTGGTATACCAATCATTCCCGCGCGTATCGCCGGTGTGCGTGACGCAACGCGTGCTGTAGAGACCGTCGCGGTCGGTTCCGGCAACGACCTGGCTCTGCTGCCCGAGCATGGGGAAATTCTGCTTCATCGTCGCCAAACTGGCATTGTCGATCTTGACCCGTCCCCCCGCGCGGATAAGCGGATTCAGCAACCCCCGGATCTCGATCCCCTGGAAGGTCTGGGTTGGCGTGCCGATCAAGCCAGAATCGGACTTCAGTACCACCACTGCATCAGGCAAGCTTCCATCGATCGGAACGAAATTCAGTTTGTTGTCTTCGATGCTCCATCTGCATCCTTGGCTGTCCGCCAGCGTCCGCAGGTAATCGCGCGTCATGCCATAACACGGCAGCGCGTCCGTCGATTCACTGGTACCGAAATCGGGCTTGTGCCCAGCGGTAATTCCGAAAGCCTGCACGTCCTGCAAGAACGCGTTGTAGGCGTCGTCCGCAGTCCATCCCTTTGCCAGAGTTCGATTGGTTACAGCGAAGTTGTAGGCCTTGTCGCCGTCCTGGGCGGCGATCTCCAAGAACGTATCCGTAGCGTTGAGCTTGCCGTGCTTCACTGATGCGATCTGCCCCTGAAAGATAAGAGCGATATTCCCTTCGTATCCTGCGGACAGTATAACTCGGGTGAATTCGTTCTGTATCGTGTTGGCGGTGTCGCTGCTGAGGTTGTAAACCCTAATCGTTGCCGTCTTCAGGGTTTGCGTTGTTGCGTTGCGGACCTCGAACTGCAGATGCAGGTCAGATAGATCAAGCGCGTTGCCCGAATCATCGCCAACCACTAGCGATGCCGCGCGAAGATATTGCTGTGTCACGACGAGACCACGAAATAGAGATGGCTTCCGGTGCCCATGTTGTCATAGGTAGGCATCGCGCCAGGGTCATCGTCGCTGACAACAAACAGTGATCCATCGATGCCGAGATGCTTGTGCTGTCCGAGCAGATCAACTCCGGTCACCAAAGCAATGCCCTGAACCAGCGGGTTGCCGCTCGCGTCGGCAATATCCAAGAACCACGTTTGTACGGCATTTCGCCATTGGACCAACAACTGATATTGCGCCCCGGCGAGGGTCACTCCGAAGCTTTGCGATTCGCCACTGAGCGGGATCTCGAAAGCCGCGATCGACATATCAGCCACTCACGCCGAGGATCGGGCCCAACGTGCTGCCGGCCTTGAAGAGCAGGCTTTCAGGAACAGGAGTGGGCTGCTTCGTTCCAAGATTGGAAGGCGCCGCATTGGCTGCCGGATTGGCCATGTTCTTCGAGGGCAGCGTAGCGGTGCGGACTTCGACAATGATAATCTGCTGAAACACCACCTCGACGATCAGGGCATTCTCAGTCTCAAGGTCCGTCACAACGTCCAGGCTGCGCACTAGCATGTTTTCGTACGATCGCTTTCCGGTAACAAGGTCAAACGATTGCCGCGAAGCCTGCAGGTCGAGCAGCATGTTGTAGATGCTGCGGACATCGGTGGT